CTCGCTATAGCGAACAATATATACGAACAGTTAGAGCAGATTCTCGTGACCCTCTTTGTGCTGTCCTAGAGGCTGCTGGTGTCCCTGTAGAGACAGATGTACACAGTGCTAGTACCAAGGTATTTAGCTTCCCTATCGCCTCACCAGAGGGCGCTGTGACAGCCTCAGCTATGGGTGCGATAGAACAGTTAGATTTGTGGGAGTTGTATCAGGACTACTGGTGTGAGCATAAGCCATCGATGACGTGCTACTATAGGGATCATGAGTTTCTTGAGGTAGGACAGTGGCTATGGAACAAGTTTGATAAGGTATCAGGTGTTAGCTTCTTGCCTTACTCAGACCATGTATTCCAGCAGGCACCTTATCAGCCAATTGATAAGAAAACCTACAAGCAAGCAGTAAAAGACTTCCCCACTGAGATCAACTGGGACATCAATGAGGAGTCTGATATGACTGAAGGTAGTCAAGAGCTAGCTTGCACAGGGAACAACTGTGAAATCTAGTCAAACACACCCTTAAGAGTCTTGCCCACTATCGGAAGAGCGTATATAGTTTCATCCGGTAGTGGGTCACCCTTCCTTGCGGCATCAGCTATGTCTTCTAAAACTGCACCGGGAAGAGTAGCACCTAGTGGGGGCAGTAAGTTTTTAGCCATTGCATCTAAAGGATCATTCATAAACTTATCATATCCATAGTCGTTAGCGCCCATTGCACCAAACGTAAGAACAGAACCTACTTGATACAAAGCTGACACTGCACCCTCTGCTGGATCAGGAGCCTCTCCTTTTAATACTTGACGAGCCTCGTTAACTACACCGTAACCACCACCTGACAGCACGACATACTTAGCTAGGTTTTCTAGTGCTTGTTTCTTGTTACCTGCTTGCCACTCTTTCCATATCCTACGCTCCATCAAATCAAACTGCTTGATAGCAAAACCTTTTAACATGTAAAAGATACGAGCATTAGGATTAGCCAACCCTGCTGCTGTCTGTGCTGCTGCGTTGATAGGCTGTAGCTTAAACAAGTCAAACATAACAAGATCACGTACTAGCTCACTGTCTGTTACGCCATCAGCAATGTCTTTCTTTAGTTGTTGTATCTCAGGCTTACTGAAACTGTACTGCCACTTAGTATCAAAAGTACCATTGGCTATGTCTTGTCTTGCTTTGTTATAAGACGCACCCATAATCCTGCTTTTACCAAACTGATCTAGCTTAGAGAATCCTGACCACTTCATAGACCATTCAAGTAAATCCTCACTGGCTTTGGCGGCACCTTCAATAAACTTATTACCAGACGTAACACCACCAAGTAGCTCTATGTCTTTCTGTGTTCCTTTACGTGCCTTACGTACAAACTCACCAAACACTTGACGAGCTAGGCCCATGTCAGCAGGACTAAACTCAACACCACCTTTAGCAAACACAGCCTTAATTACGTTACCTAAGCCAAGTTCAAAGGAAGCGTTGAACAAGTCATGCACGTTCATCAGAGCGCCATAAGGATTAGCAATAGTACCTACGTAGCCAAGACTACGAATCATATCTAGCTCACTAGCCATGCCCTTGTTAGCGTTGATACCTATGTCATCAATAATTTGTTGTGCGTTCTTTATCTGCACATCAGAGTAGCCTTCACGCTTGAGTGCCTCTGCAATGATGTTGTCATCAAACAAACGAAAATGTCCTGCCTCATAGGAAGCAGTAGCATCAAGAGTACTAGATCCTTCTTTTATTTCTTTTTTAGAAGAAGCACGACCCATTAAATCTTTGATAGGTCTAGCCTCAACAGGTTTGCCAGCAGTGCGGAAGCCAAGCTGTTCGCCTATCTCCATTCTAGTTAGTGTCTGTCTCTGCCATGTCCAGTGTGAATCAAAGATGTTGGCATACTCTTGCTGTTTATCGGCAGGTCTTTCAGCATTTTTAGCTCTCCACTCTTTCATAGAGGGACGCTGTATATTCTTAGACGCTGCGTCTTCTGCTTTTGTAGCTGCCCTATCTCTGTATGTCCTTAGTGACGCATCCTTAAGCACTGACTCAGGAGCAGAGTGCATCCAAACAGGTGTTACTTCTCCTGCTGTTACCTGCCTACGATATCTCTTAGAGAACTCTATGTTGTCATCAAAGAACTTTTGCAGTCTCTCAGGGGCACCGTTACCTATCTTAGCTCTAGCTACGTTCATAGCACCACGTAGTGCCTTTGTCTGAAACTCTAAAGACAGATTAGGATTAACAGCATCTAAGAGTAGGTCATTAAACTTAGAATTAGCACTGGCTAGTTCTCGGAACGGCTCCATACCTTTCCACATATTATCAAGGTCAGTTTGCTTTCTTGTTACCCTGTTCATAGCCCTGACTAGACGCTGTGAAAAAGCAACACCCACTGTATCTTCAGCAAGAGTAGCAAGAGGAGAAGCCAAACGTCTAAACCTAACAAGAGCTTTCTGCGCTTCTGGTATAGTACGGCCTACGTCAGCAGCAAGACGACCAGTAGTCATATCTAGTAGGTCTTGACGCAACATAGCCATGTCATCAAGGTTTTTAAACGGCTCATCTAAAGTCTTACGCAAGTCTTTGATAGCTTTGTCTGAACGCACTACCTTGTTTAATTGACGAATGTCTACACCCATGTCTTCAGCGTACCCTTTCATGCGCTGGTAGAAAGGTGCTAAGTCTTTAGGTAATGCTCCTTGTCTGCCTACAACGTCCCCAAGAAACTCTATCTCTCGCATCAGTAGCTGAGTAGCTAACTCTGCATTAGTTATATCTTCAGGCGCTCTTGACATTCTAGCAGCAGAGATTAATTCTTTTTGTGCTTCAACGCGAGCAGCATTAAACTCTTCAATCGTGTTGTAACGCTTAGCAAAAGAAGGATCTAGTATTTTATCGAAAGCTTTTCCTGTTAAGACACCTAACGCACCATAACCTACACCTTGAAACAGTCTGTTCTCAGTACCTTCACCTGTAGCAACACCGTAGATAGAAGACTCAATGCCTGCCTGTGCTGCAATAGATGTAACGCCTGTTTTAGCTAGGCCACGAGCAAGACCAATACCTGTAGGCAAGGTAGCTATCAACTCAACAGGCGTAGCAAGCTGTGCCAACTCAGGGTTGTTTGCGCGGAACTGTTCTCGTGCTACCTCATACTCAGCCTTAGCCCTTTCGTATGTTTTATCAGTAGTAGCAGATTCTATAACAGATTTTATTTCTCCTAGTAAACCAAGAGTAACACCCTCTCCAGCTTCTGTTACAAGAGCAGCAAGACGTTTACCTTCTTCGTTAGCTAGTTCTTGACGAATATCAATAGCAGATTGAGGAATAACGATATCATCAGGGCTTCTACGCTTTGCAGGAGGATTAATAGCATCTAGAGCAGACTGAGGAATAGTAATGCCTTGAGGTTGTAAAGTCTCTGCTAGTTCCCTATCAGACACAGTTACTTCAGCCAGACGCTGATCCATTGCAGATTCATAGTCTGTGTATTCTTCTAAATCTTGATAGAAAGGGCTTTGACCTTCAGCTATTCTTTGTTCAGCATGGGCTTTTGCTTTAATAGCAACACTGTCTAGAACCTCACCACTTCTTATTGCATCGACTTCTTTATCAGTAAGACCGGGAACCATAGAAGGTATTTCAACTTCTTTACCATCTATTTGCACACCTATGGTGTACTCAGTCATATTTTGTCCAGTGACTTTATTTTTTTGTGTTCCTAAATAACCTCTACTAGATTTACGACTACCATCTTTTCTATACATAGAAGAGTCTAAAGCAGGTAAAACAGATTCATAGTCTGTGTATGGAGCAGGCACTTTTTTCTGATCACGATCAGGTACTTTAATGTCCTCAAGCAGTATCTTCTTAGCTCTGTCAGGCACTACAATTGGAATATCTTGTAGCTCATCCTCACGCAGTACATTGTACTTAACAACTACATCATTAACAGACATATCCAAGGCGCTAGCAAGTTGCTCCGCTGTTGCACCTTTTTCTATAGCTTCTTTAATTTTATCTTCTGTGTGTTGAGGATTTCTTACAACATTACCTGCATCCCAGCGACCACCTAAAGCAGCACTGTTATAAGAAAGTAACTCCTGCACAGATACGCCAAACTTGTCAGCTACTTGCTTGGGAGTTTCTTTAGACTTTATAACGTGAGATATTTGAGAGTAACCTTCTTTACTGTCGGTACGCGCCATTTATTTAACCGCCTAATACTCTTGATAGTTTCCTACCAGCAATTTCACCTTCTTGTGACTCTCTAATAGAAGCGTCAAGTTTTTGATTAACTAGTCTTACGTCTACAGGATCAGTAGGATCAAGTTGAGGATTAGCAGCAAACACGTCAGCAATGGCTTGTTCTCGTGCTTGAGCCTGTTTTTCTTTATTAGCCCGAAACTTCTCAGACTTTTCAAACGGCTCTGGATAGTTACGTCGTAACCATTGCTCTACAATAGGGCCAACGTCTGACTCAGCTTTTCCGGTAACTAAAGAATTAATCTCACTGTGTTGCTCTGGCGTAAGCTCTTCAATTACTGTAGCAATGTCATCAGAAAACACATCAATAAAATCGCCTCTTTCAGCAATGCCCTGCATTGTCCACTTAACAAGACCTTCTGCGCGATTAGCAGCAACAGGATCAAGAGAGGCAGTAGCGGCGGCTATTGCTTTTGTTTGCATTTCTTTAAGGTAGGCTTTCCAAGCTTGTTTTTGTCCTAAGGCATCTTCAGGAACAGGAATATTCTTATCTTTCATTTCTTTTATTTGTGCTGGAGTAGGAACCTTATTCGCTTGCATAGCATCTTTGAATTCTTGGGTTGCTATTGCAATATCTTGTTCTTGTTTACGTACTTTTTGAACTGCTTTACGAAAACCTAGCTGTTCTAATTCTGTAGCCCGTTTGTTCCAATCTTCCGTACCAAATTCAAGCTGTTGTAGACTAGAGATAGCTAGTTGTTCCTGAGCGCCTCTTATCTTTGCATCTGTTTCTATTTGTTGAAGTTGAGCTTTAGTAACACCGGCCCTTGTTTTATCACCAATACCAACAAAAGTGCCAGCATCAATGCCTCTTGTTTCTTTACCAATATTAACCATCTGCTCTTCAATAGAATCTATCTGATAATTTGCCGCTTCTTTTCTAGAGCGATCATCAGACTCTAACAAGATTTGTGCTTGCTCATTTAGTTGTTGTTGTAGACCAACTAACTGGTTCTGCTTGTTGTTTACTACACTAGCCTGATTAGCTTGTTGTAAAGTAGGCAATGTTTGCATTATGTCTTGAGCAGGTACACCAAGTCCTTGCATACTGCCCATGTATGCTTTCATAGTCTCAGGATCAAAACGACCTTCAGCAGCGGCTTGCTGTGCAGCCAACATACCACCCATCATTCCCTTTTCTCTTTGTTGTCTTTGCTCTTGTTGACGCATAAGTGCAGGGGCTTGACCTACACTACGAGCAACATCAAACAACCCCTGTTGATAGGTAGGCTGAAGGAGACCTTGTAAAAATGTCTGTGAAAATTTAGCCATTGTTCTGTGTCTCCTTAACTAAACAGTTCTAAAAGAGGTGTAATAAAACCATCTTTTTTGTTGCCTACCGGACTCAACATACCACCTAGCAATCCTGTACCAAGACCACCAAGCAAGTTAGCTCGTGCCTGTTCTGCAATTAGTCGTGCTTCAAGACCACTCATCATAGTCTCACCGTACTGACCAGCACCGTACAACTGACCCTGCTGTTGCATCTGTGGGTAAAGCTGTGAAGCTTGTTGTACATTAAGCATCTGTGCTTGTGGCATATACGCACCTGACAAGGCACCTAAGTTTAGCTGTTGCTGTCCTTGTTGTAATCCTAAGCCACCAGCCAACATCTGTTGACCACTACCAAGAGATTCGATAGCACGTCGTTGCTGTGCGTCTGTTAAGCTACTACCTAGTCCAGCAAACTGAGAACCTAATGCTGCTTGTTGTTGTTGTTCTGCTTGTGCTTGCTGCATAGCCATTAAGGATGCTTGATTCTGAGCTTCTGCTTGTGCCTTAGACAAAGCAAACTGCTCTGGCGTACCTCCGTACATATTAGTTTGTACACCCATACGTCCTTGATTAAACAAACGCTCTTCTAAGGCTAGTCGTTGACGTTGCTCTTCAGGCGTTTGCATAGCTCTTATGCGGTTGTAAACATCAGTCTCACGACCAGCCATAGGTTGAGCAAGTTGACCCATAAACATGCCGCCTAAGTTTGAGGCATCTTGAGCGAGTAAAGGGTCTTGCCCAAGCTGTGTAGTACCACGCCCCATCAGAGCCAACCCAGCATCAGCGGCTTCAAGACTTCCCGTAGTACCTCCTGCAAAGCCTGTCTGAGCTTGTCTAAGCAGTTCATTCTGTATGGCTTGCTCTGTACCGCTTAACGTATTATAAACATCAGTACTTACAATATTGCCTTGAGCATCTATTGTAGGTTTAGCACCAAACTGTGACCCAGTAGAAGAAGTAACAGTAAAAGGTTTAAACTGAGACATGCCTACAGCTTGATTAGCAAGATCCACAGCGCCCGGAATTGCTTGTCCTCCTACTGTAGTACCTAAGAGAGACTCTGTACCAATGTCGCTTAATCTATCATAAGCAGCACCTGTAAGAAGTCCTCCCCCAATGGCAGTACCTGTTCCTAGTATTTTTTCTATCAAAGTGCTCATATCGTTTTACCTAATAGTGCTAATACGTTCATTTCCTGTATAGACAAAGCGTAGCCGTTAATGTCTGTTTCAAGTCCTACGCTAACTACAGAGCCATATCCTGTTGTGTTTAGTGAATTCCTACTTAGGGTTTCTCCTTCTGCGGAAAAGTCAGAGTCAGTGTACTCAGACTGTCCATAGAAAGCAGGGCTATCACTACTAGTCCTAAACGTACTAGAACTAGGGTTAGTTGAAAAGTCATAAGACCACTTGAGGAAAATGTCTGAGTTGTTTCCTCCAATCAAAGTAGGTCTAATCTTTTTTAACATTTTAATTTTTGCTGGATCACCAAACGTAAGCCCCGGACTAAAATACCTAAAGCGGTAAGACTCTCCGTTGTCTCTATAGTTGTCATACTTACCTATGCCGTCTTCACATCCTATGTATATGTCTCCGTTTCTGTCTCTGTGAAACGACTTAAAGTCAACACTAGGCCAACGAGTAACCCTGTAAGAACCGTTTTCTAAGGTTGCTCTTATGTCAAAACAATACACTAAGTTAAGATCAGCAAAACACAAAAGATAAAAATAATTCTCAGGGCTATATACAGTACTAACAGGCTTAGTAGTAGCCAGTGTATTAGCAATTAACTCTTGTTTTATATTTCTACTCAAGTCAGTAATAGGTAGTGACTTTTCTTGTATTGTTCTACCTAATCCCCTTAGACCTGTCTGAGTCAAAAACAAAAGGTCTGTTCCTATACTCTGCACACTTTTTCTATCTACACAACCTACACCGGGAATTGTGTCAACAAGAGACATAGATGCAGGAGTTTCAGCATTTTGATAAACAAGCGTGTTGTTTTCTCCAAAGACAATTAAGTAGCCGTTATAACCTGCTAAAGCAACTACTGTGTCAAACCCGTTAGGCCATGCTTTAGACACATTAATAGAACCACTAGTTCCACCAGCAAAGTCGTGACCAATTAACAGATCAGACCAGTAAATAATATTGTCATTTGTAGCGTTGCCTACACACCACACACGACCATAAGCACCAATAGCTTCGTTGCAGTACTGAGTAGCTGCTACAGACGCACCAGAAACATCAGACATTTTAGTTACTGCACCTAGCGTATTACTATATACTAATGGCTCGTAACCACGTTGAAAGAAATAAACGTAATCATTAAAATTAAATATCTTCCAATCGTTATCCGATATTGTGTACGACCCCGGAGAAGCATCCACCAGAGTAGTAGTACCTGTAAGAATCTTATTGTTACCAGTACTAAAGATTACTTCGTTACCGGCACTGTCATAAAACTCATGTATGTTATGAAGGTAGTCTGTACTTAGTACCGTTTTGTCTGTGGTGAGAACAGAATTACCTTTTCGTGACGCAAGGCGACCCCGCCTGTCAATGATAGCGTTATCCGCAACCTCAGCAAAAGCAGTGTCCTGCGCTATAGGAGAATCTTCAGTATTGATCCCCATAAAAGCAGGAGCAACTAAGTTAATACTCTGTAGTGGCTGGGCCATGCTTACTCCTACGGTGTGTACCAGATGGTTTCGTCAGGGTGCTTTTGTGCATCCATAGCGATTGCATCTGATAGATATTTGTCAGCTATAGCAAAGTACTCAGGGGTTGATGTACCGCCTGTCTCGCCACGTTCACGAGCTAATAGAGCTACTGCCATGTGAATAACAGGCTGACTAGGAATAGCAAGAGTATCTGCATCAACAGACAAAGGAACATTCCTAATCACCATCTTAGTTTTAATAGAGTAAACACCATCAGGTTTAGGATATACATCAATCTGTGAATCACCATTAGCATCTACACTGTTGTAAGTGTAAAAAGCAGGGGCACCAGATGCAGGAGTTCCTATCAAATACTTGTCATCAATCCAAGACTGAGGACGATACTCCATGATTATATTAGATGTATCATTGACCATAGTCAGTACTTTACCGTAGTCCTGTGAGCCTGTAAGAGAATACGTGTAATCATCTTCCGCAGTAGTAACAGTAACAGTAGTCCTAAGTTGTGACCAATCCCAAGTATTTTCTATTAATGTTTTAGAATCGTTAATATAGTCACCAACCATAGTGCTATACGTGTTAGAGTAGACAGTAGTTACTTGATCTTCTCGTAAACGCCTAAGCACATTGTTTACTAAATTTAAATATGTCATACTAAATCCTTAAACAGACCAGCCCTTATTTGCTTAACATAATCTATTTGATTTGATG